TCAGTTTCTTTTTGTCCTGCAATTTTTGCAATATCTGCTGTTGGATCTTGAAACAATGGGGAGGAGCTTTTGTCAACTCCAGATGTGTCTTCAACACTTTTATCAATATTTGGATCAATAGCAAATTCATCTACTTTAGGAGTGCCTGTATCTAAATCCTTTCTTAATTGAATAATTTGTTGATTTAAATCTGAGTCTACTCCACCAGCAACTTGACTTTTATCAAGATTTATAGAGGGAGTTATTTTTTGAGCTAATGGGTCAGTTATAACTTTTTTTGGATCTTCTACAAGTTTAGTACCTCCTCGTTTTTGTTGTAGCATCAACTGTGTAAACGGACCTGGCTTTTCAGGTTGAAACTTTAGAAACTGTCTAGGTACATTCAAAAAACGTGGATCATTTAAAACATTTGGTTGTTTTGCCATGTAACTATCCTATGTAGATTTTGAACCACCAAAAGGTGCAATTTGTGACAATGTAGTATAAGCACCAATACCCTGCAAGAATGGATTTGCACCAGGTGTTGTTGCTTGTTGGAACGTAGAAGGTATTGAAGCACTTGGCATACCTTGTAGTAAGTTTTGTCCTAACTGCAATCTTGTAAATGGTTCTTGAGCTTGTTGTAATAAATTTTGACGTTGTGCATCTAATTCTGCTTGTGACTGCCCTTGCCTCAATGCACCTAATTGTGATAGCTGTGATATATCTGCTTGACCTAATGCCTGTTGTAATCGTCCTATATCACCCGTAGTACCTGCTAAAGTGCCAAAGGCTTGTCCAAGACCTCCAGATAGTCTTCCTGCATTCTGTGCCGCTTGCAGAGCTGTTCCAAAGCCACTAGCTAACAACTTAGACAATGTATCTGCTTTGACTTGTTGCAGACCTCTATCTGCTTCTGCTCTCTGTACACCTTGTCTTGACCCACCAAAAGCACCAGCTCCGACTGCTGCTGCATCTGCTCTTGATCTTTGCAACGCTGCCTGTCTGTCAAGCTCTCTCATAGAAGCATCTATGACTTGTTGTTGAAATGGGTTTTGAAACTGTTGTATAGCTTCAGGTTGTAAAAATTGTAATCCAGATGTTAATGCTTGTTGACCAGCCAGTGATTGATCTCTTGCTCCTTCAACAAATGGTCTAAAAGATCCCACTAAATTTTCTCCAAGAGTAATTGCACGTTCTCTTAGAGGGTCTATGCCTGCAATTTGAAATTGAGGAAGATTAAGGGGAGAATCTAAAAGACCTGGCGTGGTTTGATCTTCACCATCAAACTCACCAAATCCAGTTTGCAATAGTCTTTTTTGTAGACCCTCTAAGAATGGAGGTAATCTTTGTATATTTTCTACAGTTTGAACAGCCATTATGCCCTCGCTTCCAATTGATCCATCATATTATAGGCTCTTTGTATTCCCTTTCGTGAATTGCCATCACCTAATCCTTTTACAGCATCTTTTGTTAAGACAAACTCTCCAGCCATAAGCATTGCAGGAACATCATCTTTTGTACCTGAACCCTCTGAAGGATCTATGCCACCTGTTCGTCTTGGAAACCCCATCTCTCCACCTTCTTTTGCAAAGGTTATACCACCTAGTTTACCACCAGGTCCACCTGTGCCAAAAGGTCTTCTTTCAAAGGATGTCCTTGTATCTTCATCTTCATCACCACCAGATAGCAATTGAGCTATTAAACCTGCTGTCAAACCCTCTCCTAATGGTGTGTTAAGTAAACGAGCAAATAAATTATCGCCACCAACACCAGCAGATTTAAGTAACTCTGCACTAAATGTTCTTGGCTTAAATGCTTCTGCTACTTTTTGCGTTGTTTGTTCTGTAGGCACAGAACTTACACCCATTCTTTTTGCAATTTCAGGATTGCCAGCAGGAGGTTGCGTTGATCCACTACGAACAATTGTTCCCTCTCCACCAGTAGGAACAGCCTGTTCACCACCACCAAACTGATCAAAGGCAGCTCCACCAACTCCAGCAATTAGAGCATTTCTAAGAGCATCCTTGGTTTTACCACCCATAAGTTTAGATGTTAAAGCTCCTGTTACAGCTCTGCTAATAAAAGGACTTGCACCAGTTCCAGCTACAGCAGTGCCTATGCCAGGTCCTAGAGTCGCTCCTATTAATACTGGTGCAATATTTTTTAATAACTTACCTAAACTCATATTGTTACCTTATCTTATTTAAACAAATTCGTCTATATACCTTTTAAATTCTTGACAATGCACTTGTTGTTACTCTCGTTTTAGATAATTCTTGAATACTAGCCACAACGTGCAACCTATTTGCTGTTGCTGCTTGTACTTTTAGAACTTCACCACTTTGTAATATTAAATCTCTTGTCAGTAACTCAACTGTTGTATTTGCTCCTACTGCTTTAACTTTAAATAATACAAATGTATCACTCCCACTTACAAGTGTGACTGTTATTGTATCAGCATTACCACTATCTTCAGCAACTAAAATTGAACTTACAACTGCTGCGTTAAAATCGGCATCACTAGGAACTGTAAACAAAGTTGTTAAATTTGTTGTAGTTAAATCTAACTTTGCATTTGTAATACCTTGAATGTATTGAGGAATACTGGTTATTAGCATTAGCGTCTACCATCCTCTCTTACATCAACTCTTGGTGTTCCTAACTTATATTTTGTTCCTAGTGATGTGGAATCAATTCTTAAAGCAAAAGACCTACCTCGTAAACGATAATCTAACTTTTGTGTGAATTGCTCTACTGGACTAGTTGCAGATCTCTGTGTTGTATTCTCTGTAGTTTGATTAAAATTAGCACCAGGATTATTTCTTGATTTCATTGTAAATGACACATCAGGATTAACACTTGTAGATCCGTTAAATGTAATATCAGGTATAACTTGTTTTAATGATACAAACTTATCACCATCTCCTATATCGATAGATGCAGACTCAATAAAAGATGTCATAGCAGATCCATCATCATCAAATCCTACCTCATGGTTGTAAAGATACTGATTGCCAGTTGCTTGTGGTAAGTTTCTTATACCCCTATCTAACCATGCTTGTCTTGCAAGTGTGCCATAATACCAAACTTTTTCTAAATAATTATACGCAACATACTTATCTATAGTTGTTCCAGCAGAAGATGGATAGAACCATAATATTTCACTAAACTCTGAATTTAGCCCTACATGAACTTTATCACGCTCTTCAAAGTTAAAATCTAAAAATACCTTGTCTTTTACAGTGCATGGCAATTGTATAGTTTGACCACCAGAGTAAACATAGAATGTATCTACTCCCATCCAAAACACTGCATCTTCAACAGCTATTGCAGAAAAAGGACTCATTATAGTTATGTTTTTTGATAGTTCTTGCAGACCAAAAGTAAATGGTGGACCTATGAACTTCATTGCGTGTAGTGTTTTGTTAGTGAAGACTAATATCTGTTGTTTGGTTTCAACAGCTTGTACGAAGGTAGATCCACCACCTAATCTTAAATCACCTGCTGTATTTGTAGCAGTTGGAAAAAAATCCACTGGATTTTCTTGTGAAGAAAAACGTATTAACAAAGGATCTTGCACACCATTTCCTTGTGTAGCAGACGAGTCTGCACCTAGCCCATCACAACCAAAGACAATAACGTGTCGATCTTGATCTGATACAAGAACTTGTTTAGCTATTGTAGGCACACTTGTTTCTCCAGAATATGTGCTTGTTGCACTAAGTTCTATAGCTCTAGTGCCTAAACCATTTGTTTTATCCCAATAAAATATACCACCATCTCTTGGATTAATTATTATATCTTCACCAAAATTATCATGTGACCACAATCTTATTTGAGCGCCAGGCACTGTTACACTTGCTGCATTACCCCAACCAACAAAATCATTAGCAGAATCTGCATTACCAACTGCTAATCTTACGAGTGTATTATCTGCGTGTGTAGCTGCGGTTGTCCCACTATGTCCACGAGTTACAGTCATTGTATTATCATCAGAAGTTGCTGATACAAGCATCAATTCGTTATCTACAAGGATTACGTCATTTGCTGTGTTCATGCCAGTTTCATCATCTACATCTACATCAGTTTCACTAGCATCTAAAGCTTCATTAAGTTGTGTTGCTAAAGCACCAGATGTCGTGCCACTCCATTGTCCTGCACCCCAACCAGTTCCACCAACTGTGTTATCTAATCCTACGTTTATTTGATAAGCACCTACAACACTACCACCACCATTGCCAGTGTCAGATGAGTTAGCTGCCACACTTGATGTAATTGTGTAGGCATTAGAGCTAATGATAGATACAATCTGAAACTCTGCATTAAGTATTGTAGCTGTAATCGTGCCACCTAAAGTTGCCGCACCAGAAAATGTTACAAAGTCTTTTTCATTAGCACCATGTGCTGGATCGGTAACTGTTATTGTTGTTGATCCATTTGTGGCGGCAAAAGTTATATCACCTGCACCTGTAGTATTTCTAATCGGTGTAATGTCATTAAACGTCTGACCCTCTTCTATGTAATATTTAAGATGTGTTCCAATACCCATGAAATCAGAACCATCAAGAGCTACCCAGTTATGCAATCTTCTAGCACTACCAAGATATTGATTAGGACTATATTTTTCCCAGCCACCAAACTTTTCTGGAAAACCAAACCTAAATCTTACTTTATCTCCATCAACAAAACCACCTTCATTACTGTAAGATGTAACGTCAGATATGATGCCAGGTTTAAATTTTAAAGATTTCATTGGCATTAGAACGCACTCACTGATTTAGTTCCTGTGTAAGCGTCTTCATTAACGCTACCACTCCCGTCATTTATGTCTTTCAAAGCAAAAGGTCTACTACTACCATCACTACCAGA